GAGATGTTACCATAGCCATACATTTTTGAGCCGTAATATAAGAAGTTTTGAATACCTTCTGTGTCTACAATTCCATCATCTACATGCCCTCTGTAAGGCTTTAATTTATTAGGTGAGAATATATCGAAGTGTTGAGATAGAGCAAAACTGTTAGATGTATTCTGACGAATGTCATCTGATATCCCACCATCGAACCTTTGAATTATTATTTCTTTTATCATGTTAGTTTTTTGTCATATTAACCCAAGTACTCGAATTACTTGATTCATTTGTAAAGCTTGAGGTGTTCCTTGATTCATCTGTCCATATAGAAGTGTTTTTGGTTTCGTTGTCCCAACTAGCAGGAGAAGGTGAAGGGGATATAGAAGCTGAAGGACTGAATGACGCACTCGGAGATACGGAAGGCGATGTTGAACTAGAAGGGCTTGCACTTGCTGAGGGGCTTACAGACGGAGATGAACTTGATGAAGGACTTACTGAAGGGGAGGTAGACGCTGAGGGACTTACTGACGGAGAAACTGAACTACTTGGAGAGGCAGAAGCTGAAGGAGAAACGGAAGCACTCGGTGAGGGTGTTGGAGAAGGTGAACTAGAAGGTGAAGTAGATGCTGACGGAGAAACTGATGGTGAGATAGACGATGAAGGAGAGACTGATGGAGAGGTTGAAGAAGAAGGTGATACTGATGGAGAGACTGAGGAAGAAGGTGACACTGAAGGACTAGCTGAAGAACTAGGAGATACCGAAGGGGAAACCGAGGAAGAACCTGCTGGAGCTGGAGCAAAAGAAGCCATTACAGTTCCATTTGTTCCTGATGAAGAACTTGTTACATTTAAAGTTTTACTACCTGCTGGTGTTGTAACAGAATTACTATCTAATATGTTTGATGAAGCTGAAACTCCTCTTAATACAGTTCCTGCACCTGCTGTAATATCCCCCTGACAACGAGCCATTACAATAGTCCAACAGTTGTCCGCAATCGTTGTTAAGGTTGTAGCTATTGTTGTCGAGGTGTTGTTGTTAGTTGCTGAAGCATCTGGTACACCTGATTGTTTTGCTCCTGTGTAAGAAGCTCCATGTGCTCGGACAACAGAATTTCCTGTCCATGATACCGAAATATTATTAGCCCCTGTTGTTGGTGCTATTAAGTAGTGAAGATACGTTGTTTCACCTCCGCTAGTAACTTTACTAACTTGTGTCAAAGATACGCTGTTATAGGTGACTCCTGTTACAACATCTCCTGCTGTGGCAAAACAACCTACAAATAAAACTGTGTCTGAACCTGTAACTGTATGAGAAAATGTAAGAGGACCTGCACCTGAAGGGGCTTTTAATCCTACACTTTCTGTATCAAAAGCTATTGCCATTATATTTTATATATATTGTCTTTAAGATTTTTTAGTTTAGTTGAATTTGTATTTTTTTGCAGATATCCGTATATGTTCGTCTTTACTTCTAAGTGCATAAGCTTCTTTTAGAGCTTCTTCTTTTCGTATTATTTCTTCCAAGAATTTATCAGCTGTTGAAATTCCATTTGCAAAAGAATATTCATACGAAACCCATAGAGCTATGAGGTCGTGATAGAGCGAATTAAATCCAGGTTGTTCTGTTGTGTCTGTTACAAGAAAAGAAACAGGAGGTCTTGAATAGTTTATTTTTAATGAAGCATTTTGAGAAAAATCTGGTGAAGGATATAGAAAGATTGAATTTGCAATCTTGTCATAATAAACAGGTGTTCCGCCTCCCTTTAAAAAGTCTGTTAGGGATTGGTCATACACATCTGCTTGGTCAAGAGGTTGTAGTTTTCTCCAGTTACCTTGTTGGTCTTTTAGTTCAACCCTTTCAATCTCAATATGAGATGTTTCAAATCCATAACTCTGTTGTGCTGAGACAAGAGCTGTTGTTGCAACGGGTAAGTCTGTATGGTTTGAGTCATCGAATTCCCAACGACCATCACTTTGTAAAATAAGAGAAACTACTCTCTCAAGTGCATTGTTAGCAAGAATAGTAACATCAGCTGTGGGAAAAGATACAGAGTTTGTTTTAGTAAGAAAATAAATCTTAGCCAATATATTTGAAAAGGTCATATTGTAATTATCCCACTTTCAAGAAACCAAGAAGTATTCAAGCCACTACTATTTAAAATATCGTTATTTACAAAGACGAAATAACCTTGTCTATTGCCACTACAAAATCATCATTGTATTGCCAATTCTCTTTAATAGAGTTATACGCATTCTCACCGAGAGATGTTCTTTTTTCTTTATTGTCCATAAGCTCTTTAAGTGCATCCACCCACTCACTAGGTTTTACTAATAAGCCTGTCTTGTCGTGTTCAACTGTCTTTCTACCCCATAAATCAACATAATACGGGTATACTCTTGAGGCTATTACTGGAATTTTAAACATTGAACACTCCATCCATTTAATGTGAGACTTACAACGATTAAAAGCATTGTCAGCCAGTGGAGCAACAGCAACATCCCAAGGTTGATTCGCTATATGCTTAGGGTATTCTTTAAAGATTGAAGTAGAAGGGATTAAATCGCAACGAGTTAGAGAACTTTCAGTCATAAATTCAGGGAATCCAAGATAATCAAGTTTCTTTCTTTCAATAGCCCCTGTACTTTCAAAGTATACATTTTCGTTCTCATTCATAATCTTAGCTAGATGTGGTACAAACATCTTTAAGTCCTCATTGTGAGAATTAGAGCCAGCATAACCTACTATAAATTTTTTATCTGACTTTGCGACCACTGGATAGTCCCAATCTTTAACATCATTCATGTTTGGAAGTACAAATATCTTCTTTTCTATCCCATACACAGTTTTAAAGTGTTCTTCCATTCTTTGTTTCAATGGTTCGCTTGAAACAGTTATTGCATCAGCAAAAGAAAGGGCTGTACCTATAAATGCCCTGTCCTTTTTACCCATTTTGAGTCTGTCATAAAGGTTATGACTCTCTGCAACGTCTAAATAATTATCATCAAGGTCAATAACAACCTTTTTCTTTAGTTTATCTCTAAAATAGAACATAGCAGAAGCATCTTCTGAGTGTGCTGTGTAACAAGTCCATAAAATGTCGTACTTGTTGAAGATTCTGGTGTATCTATCCTCTAAAGACTCACCTTTAAGTGTAAATTTTGCCCCAACAACATCAACTGTGTGATTTTTAGCCTGTTCTGCTACTTTTACAATGCGATAATATCCAACACCTCCATATTCATCAAGAATCCTTCTATCTGTGTTAGCTGTCCAATCACTTCTATAAAATAATATTTTAGCCATGTTTTTTTTCATTGAAATTACCCTCTAAATGTGCGTGAGAATAAATTTCTACAACACCACCCATTGAAGGATTTACTGTATTAAAATTCCACTTCTCAGGAATCATATACACACGAACCCCTGACTTTTCTATCGCTGGCATCAAAGAAATCTGGTCTCTGCGTGAGAACCTGCAATAATCTGCCCACCATGCTTCATTTAAGTCTCTAGTCTTTTGGTTGTTACGTCTAATTATAAAATACCCTGAGAGCAAACCCTTTTGTTTTGGGTATTCATTGTCTTCATAGTATTTAGCTTGTTCTATGATAGTTTCTGGGTCATCTAAGCCTAATTTTGCACACTCTAAAGCCTCATCATAGATACAATTCCTTCCACCATGTTTAAACATAGCCATATCATAATCTCCTAGGTATTTATCTATAATAAACTCAGGAGGCATAATAAGACGAGTGTTTCCATCAATCCATATAGTAATGTCTGCATCTGAATACTTATGAACCATAATCTTATGTATTCGTGAGTTTCTACGTGGGTCTTTGAATCTATTATACGAAGGTTTTATATTCCATAAAGAAGACTTTAAATCTGAATCAGAGAAGCATGTAAAAGTTGCGTTGCCTTCAGCTTGGTCATTTTGAAGGGTGTCTTTTTCTCCTGTTATAGATGTGATTATTTCAACTGTTGACATAATTGTTTAACATCTTCCTCAGTCATGTCTGTCCATACCATAAAGTATAGTCCTTTTCTCGACCACTTATAAGCGTTTAAATGTTTGTGCTCTGCAAGATAGTTTGGTTGCTCTGACATAGGTTTGAAATAAAACCTCATATCATCCGTCTTAATACTCTGGTCTTCACATACAAAATCATACATCCACAACACATCACGTTTAGGCTTCCTATTCTTGTCAGGTATGTATTTATCAAACCATTCCTCAATTTGTTTGCGTTTAGATAGTATTTCTTTGACCCTTACTACCTGTCCACAGCCTATTGAAGCCTGTAAATTGGTCATTCTAAAGTTGTGTCCTATCTTTGGATGTACCATTGTTCTGTCTTTATCAAAATACATATTAGCAAGCAATCTCATCTCTTCTGCGAATGCTCTGTTGTTGGTTAGGCACATTCCACCTTCTCCTGTGGTTAGAATCTTATTACCATAAAAAGAATAGCAAGCTATATGACTTGAAGGTTGTATTCCATGAGCTTCTGCCATGTCTTCTACTACGAATAATTTGTATTCATCAGCAATAGTGTTTATGTATTCCATATCGCAACGCCTTCCGTAAATATGGACTGGGATAATAGCTTTTGTCTTTTTACTTATTGCTTTCTTGATTAGGCTTACGTCTATATTTAAATCATCTCCACAATCTATAAAGACTGGTTTAGCTCCTGTATAAGAAACAGCCCACGCAGTAGCAACCATAGTAAATTCAGGAATAATCACCTCATCACCTACACCTATTCCAAGTGCTCTGAGAGCAAGATACAAAGCATTAGTACCACTATTACAAGATACACCATATTTTTTATTATTAAATTCAGCCCAAGAATCCTCGAACTTCTTTACAAAACGACCTACACCAATATCAGAAGACTCAAGAGCTTCTTCCGCAAAACCTTTTTCTATATCTGATATTGATGGTTTAAAACTCATGATTTGTAACACCAGCCGTTATCTTGGTAATCTTTTATTGTTCTTTTTAATGCCTCATCTAAACTAACCTGTGGGCGTGTACTGATTGTGTTATAAAGTTTTGTATTATCTGATTGCAAATGCCATATCTCCCAAGGTCTTACTTTTGTTGGGTCTGTTTCAATAATCACTTCTTTATGTCCCATTTGCTTACCTATCATTTGAGCCAAGTCATACATTTTTACTCCATGCTCTGAACCCATGTTGTAGACTTCCCCAAAATTGCCCTTTTCTAAAAGTTCCGTAGCCATTTTAACAGCATCACCAGCATATTGAAAATCTCTAAATGAGTTATTTCCTAGCTTTATTTTATTACTCACAGCAAGTTGGTCTATAATCACAGGTATTATATATTCATGTGTTTCTCTCTCCCCAACGCAATTAAATTGTCTCATAGAAATAACAGGTGTTTCAGCTTCTTTCCATCTACATTGAACAAGGGAATCTATTGCTAACTTAGCTGTTCCATAAGTTGAGTGAGGGTTTGCTGGATAATTTTCATCTATTTTCCTACTTGGTGCATCACCATATATCTCTGCTGATGAGACCTGTAATATTCCTTTAACTCCTACGTCTTGAGCTGCATTCATCACCATTAAAGCACCTCTAGCATTAGTATCAAAAACATGTAGCGGTCTTTGGAAGGAAACTGGAATGTATGGCATGGCTGCGTACTGAAATACATATTGAACTCCCTCCTCTTGAAAGATTTTTTTCAATCTACTCTCTGATTGAGAGATATCACACCAAATAAACTTTGCTTTTTTGTTTAAAAACTTAATCCTTCCAGCTATTAAGTTATCTAAAGCAATAACAGTACAGTTTCTGTCCTCTATTAGGTGATTAACTAGGTGTGAGCCTAAAAAACCACACGCACCAGTTACAGCGACAACACAGTTTTTTATTTCTCTATTCATTTTTTTGTTGCTATTAGCTTATAGTCCCTATTTGGTTTCTTTTCTCCATCAAGTTTAATGATTGAGACAAACCCTGCTGTAGTGAGTTTTTCTATTAACTTATCCTGTCTCCAGCCCCACCTATGAGGGCACGTTTCTTTTGTTCCAAATAGATTTACGATTCCCCATTCATCTGAACTGTAACCATCTAAAGCTATCCTCATAACTTTCTCTATATCAATGGTCTCTATTTCAATTTTACCACCAACCTTTAGCCACCCATACCAACGCAAAAGTAATGGTTCTATCTCATCAGGTCTTATATACATAGCTACATGAGAAAGTAAAATTTCATCAACACTTTCAGAAGGTAATTCGTAATCAAAAATGTCTGCTGTTACATCTCTTTTTAAATCAAAAATAGAGCCATCATCTACGTTAACATAGCCCTCTCTATAATCTTGTCCGCTTCCTAAGTTGATTTTAATCATGGTTTAAGTAGTCTGATGAGCTTCTAATTTTATCTCCTAAACCAAAAACCATTTGTATACCTAGTCCATCGCAAACATCTGTTTCAGGAATGTTATGCAAGAACCTGTCTCCACCTTTACAGAAAATGTCAGGTATTATTGCTTGTAGTGTTTTACATACAGTTTCATCTTCATCAATAGAAAGTATTACTTCATCAACACACCTTAAAGAACTCACTATTGATACTCTGTCTTCTTGAGTCATAAACTTCTTACTTCCTTTAATTTTTACTTGCTTGTCATTGTTTACTATCACAACCAATCTATCTCCCAACTTCTTTGCTTTCTCTAGGTATTCAATATGTCCTACATGTATTGGATTAAAATAACCAGAAGCACACACAATAAAGGACTTATTTTGTATTCTTTTTATTTCTTCTTCAAATGTGTTCATGTTATTTAAGTAATTTTCTCCAAATTGACACGTGATTCCTCGCGTACATATACCATGTCCAATCTTTAACTCTATTGTTGTTTAACCCTGCAAACACAGCATTTAATTCCTCTTGTGTTTCAAATGGATAATCAATTCCTATCTCTTTATGAAAACCCTGATTGGTAGCAATAAGTTTTAACCCAGCATTAGCGCTGTCTAATATTCCCATAGAACCTTCATCGTTACCGAAATACAGTGAATAGTCTGATGTTTCTAATATCTGTTTGTGAACTTCATAGTTAAAATCTGCAAAATAATCTACCTGTAACCCCTTAGCTACAAGAGGAACAAGTATGTCCTCCCAACCTGAACCCATTATTCGGAAGGCCCATGAGTTATTGTCTAGTGTACGAGCTAATTCTGTAAACATCTCTGCTTTTTTACATCCGTCTGGGTATACATTAGTGAGAATTGCAACTACTTGATGTCTTCGTGGGTTTCCGTCATGTGCAGGGAGTGCCACTTTTAGATTTTCTTCTGGTATTCCCCATTTAACAAGGTTGTCTTTAACATCTTTCGACATACAAATACCAATATCTGCTGTTTCCATACTTTTCTTTAAAGAATCCAGTTTATAGCCTTCCCAAATATGAGTAATCATTAAGGTATTCTTCGTGTCAGTGTGTTTATAGGGCAAATAGTTTATATGGTGGTTTATATCAGCTTTAGGATTTGGTTTGTCTGATACTGATACCTCAATATCCTCAATCTTCTTGAGTTCCTCCTCAAGTTTGTTAGAAAACTTTGAGAGAATGCCGTTATTGAAAGACGCTTCGTAATTAACTAGATGTATTTTCATTATTCTGTTCCAAAGAAATCTTTAGCTCCTTGTTCTGTCTTAATAAGCTCTAATCTTGCCTTAACAAGGTCTGTTGCATCTCTTTTTGACCTATGAGGCACAACAAATCCGTTTGGTAATTCTATTGAATATTTTAGGTCAGTTTCATCTCGAATATCCATTGGAATAGGGCATATATCTGTTCCATTTAATTTTATATTAGCTAGGTTTGAACGATTAGGGTTCGGAACTATTGTAATCCTTGAATCTAACTCCTGTAATTCTTTCTCAAAATCTTTATATTGCATTCTTTTTTAGTGCCTCCATTGTTTCGAAGGAGTTTATGATTAGTAATGCTGTGGCAGATACAGCTTCCATAGTGGAACGATTAGTAAGTCTTATCTTCTGTCCATAGGACTTTCCTTCTAACTCAAACGCATACGCAATAAAACCTTTTTTAAAGGTTATGTCTATCTGTGTCCCTTTTACTTGGAAGGAGTATATATCCATATATATATATATTATATAACACAAGAAAAAACCACGCAACTAGTACGTGGCTCTTTCTGGGGATAACTAATTAGTTATTTCCACCTCCAGCAGCTACAAAAGAGATACCTCCTGTTGCTCCAGTCTTCACATTGATTATCCAATTAGAATTAAGAGTCTTAGTTGCAAAAGGCATCTTCCAACCAACTGTTGAGAACATGTTGAGTGGGTTTGATGTGTCTCCTGAACCAGGATTCTTAACAATAACTGAAGGTGCTGTGATAGAAGCTAGGTTGATAACTCCATAAGCATTCTTTCCGAAGATAAAGTTTGAGAACACAGCAACAACACCAGCTGATGCTGCAGTTACAGGAGTACCTGATAGACCTGCTGATACATCTTTGTGTTGATTGTTTGTTTCTACAAACTCTACTCCATGAAGTTTACCTACTACACCTCGTTCAATAGCATCTGAAGTAGTGTATCGGTGAGCATCTAACCATTCTGAATCTCCGAAGAGGTCATAGGAAGTGTCTGGTCCGATAATACCACGATAAAGACCATTTTCGAATCGCTGTGCTTTGTTTTTCTTTAGAGTACGAACAGCCTTTCGGATTTCTACTCCTGAGAAAACGTCTGTAACCACGATATCAGTGAGAAGAGTTGCTCCAGTTGCAATTTGAGCTGTTGCACCAGCAGCAAGTTCTTCTCTGATAAGTCGGTCAATAGACTCTCCAGCGTTTTGTGCGTGTACTTCAATGTGCTCTTGTAGACCTTCCTCAATTTGAGTCATTGAGTAAAGTGAACCTACATTAGTAACATTTCCGTACTCAACCAAAGTAGCTGAAATATTTGTTGCTGTCATCGCTACCTCTGTTGGGTTTGTAGCTTCTGACAATGCTGATGTGATAAGGGCTAGAGGTGTGAATCGTGTGAATCGCACTACTGTACCTGAGTGCATTGGAACATTCTTAGTTTGTGCTCCGAAATCATGTCGAAGTTCAATCTTAGCTCTGTCCAAAAACACCTTATCGTAATAAATCTGTACTGGGGTGATAAGTGAAGTTGATGTTGACATTTTTGTTAGCCCGAACTGTATGTATTAAGTACGTGGCAGTATTTTTTTGAGTTCAGCCACTGACATATTCCTTAGCATTTCAGGAGTATATTTCCTTTCAACTTCAGATATGCCTGATGTGTCGGGGACTTTCTGAGCTTCAGTTTCCGCTTTAGTTTGTTCTTTTCGGGCTTTAATGGCGATAGCTACGTATGAATTTTTGTCGTCAAGAGATTTTCTCCCTCCGTTATTCATAATGAAACCAACGTCATCTTTTGAATAGCCCTCAAGTCGTAAGTCCACTACTTCATCATTGAGACTGTACTCGGTTTTAGTAAAAGATTCTCTAGAATCAGGGTTCTTCTCAAGTCGGAGTAGCTTTTCTTTTGCTTCTCTTACTTCAGCTTCCGCCTTTTTAGCTCTTGCAGTTAGTTGACGTCTTGCTTCTAGTTCTTTTGCCAACTGTTCCTTTAGGACCATAGGGTCATCTATACCCTCGGATAGTTCTTCTAAAACTATCTCTTCAGAAATTATGGCTTCTGAGCCGTTGTCTTGTAAAGACATTGTTGTTCCCTAGTTTATGCCTCGTAGGGTGGCGTTAATGACAGATTGTGCTTACTGTCGAGCTGATAAGTGAACGTGTAGGATGCGTTCCTCCCCATAGAATTACATGAATTGATTTCTACCTGCTTCAGGTACATCCTGCTTTACGTTTGGGTTCTTAAACTTAGCTGAAAGGTTTACTGTTGACGCTGTTGCGTTGATTCCTCCGTCATGGTTTAAAGAAACTTTAATTTCTTTTCCTGCTTTGTAAGTTGCTGGAACTGGTTTATTGATTCCGTTTCCTACTGGTGATTTTGTATTGTACATATTTTTTATTGGTAAGGGTTCTTGTAAGGTTTAAATGTTCTGTTAACCATCTTAGTATCTCCGAGAAACTTTGTGAGAGCGTTATAAGCGTGCATTCGACCTATAATCTCTGCCTTTACATGTTCCGCTGGAGCATTCAGGTCTATCGTATTAAAGTCTCTAAGTGGTTCGATATGTTCTAGTATCATATTCTCAACTGTTTGCCACTCAGGGTCTTTAAAGAATCTTTCTGTTACAGTTTTCATTGTGGTTCTCCAAAAGTCTCTGTGTCTGATTCTTGACTAGGCGGTAGTGGGTTGTTGGACATTTTGTTGTGGACTAGCTGGTAATGGTGTGCCTTGTTGTGGCATTTGTAGTTGTTGAGGAGCTTGCTGTACTTGTTGGTCAGCTAGGTCTAACTCGCTTGAATTTACCCCAAGCTTATCTGCAAACTTGTAGAACAGTATTTTAATGCGTGGGTCTTGTAGCATTTGAGGGTTTGAAGCAAGAGCAGTAAAGACTGTTTGTAGGTTTTGAGCTACTGCAATAGGGTCTTCTTGTTCATTTGTAATATTGAAGTCAAACTCAAACTCTAAATCATCATAGAAAGCATCTTTTATCTTAATAAACCTTGATTCTCCACTCTTTCTGTACTGTTTGACTGCGTCTTGTTTTATCTTATCAAGTTCTTCTGTAAAGATAAGTTCATTGTTAAACATCTTCTCAATCGCAAAGTCATTTGCAAATACTTCTGAAGCAGCCAAATCTAGTTTCTCTAACTCTTGAGCTGAGCCAGTGAATCTCAAGATGTGTTCTGCACTTAAATCTCTAAGTAGGTTAGGAACTACAAGCTCGTTAAAAAATTCTTGTAAGAATAGTCCTAAGTTCTCCTTTTTAAAGGCATACACAGAAGTTGCATTGGCTGTCTGTATTTGTGTTTGTCCTAATGTAGTTTGAGAGTTAGGCTCTGCCCCTCTAATAGCTTCGTAAGCGAATGAAAGTCTATCTGCTTGTCCTAAATAGCTTGCTTCTTCTCCATCAAAAGCTGGAAGGTTTCTTTCTTCATTTGCAATAGGTGTAATTCCATTCTGAGAGATAATCATATCTCCTGATTCAAGGTCAGTAAGAAGGTTACGTACTATCTGCTTATCAGGTGTTTGAAACAAGTGAAGTGCTGATATCTCCATTGAGATACGCTTTTGGTTCTTCAGTTCATTCATGCGAACTTGAATATCAAAAAGCATTTCAACAACACCGAGTCCAAGCCAACGACCTTTTATCTTTGTGTAGTGGAAGTCTTTAAATGGAAACTCTTTGTACCAGCGTGATTTAAACAAAACAACACCTAATTCACCTATTGGTTTACCTTCAGTGTTTGTTTCTTGAAAGTCTGCACCTGCAACAATAAAGAGAGTTTTAACCATTTCATCTGAAGTACCTCCATCAATCCACCACTTAGGAACCTCTCCATATCTCTTAGTGATTTTAACGTAAGGAGTGGACTTCATTTGAGTAACATTTCCATACTCATCTTGAAATGACTCTTGTGCTTGTATGGAACTGAATCTCTCTATTGCAATATCTATATCATTCCAGCCAGTAGCACGTAGCTCTGTCGGTGTCATGTAATGAATTGTGGTAACAAACCTTGAGTCTTGTATGTTCTCAACTGTCGGGTCTAGTATAAGTCTTCGTAGGTCTACAACTTCCGCTCCGTCTTTTGTCTTAGAGAGAACAACAGAACCATATCGTGGTGCTTCCTCCGCTAATTGGTTTAGTATCTGCCCCATTTTATTCCTTTTGAGCCAAACCTTTAGTTCCTTTTCAAGAAGGTATGTAGAAAAGTTTGATTTAGGATTAAGAGGAAGAAGCCTAATGTTCTTAGTATCAATATTGAGCATTCGCATAGCAACCTCACAAGGTGCTTGCACAATGTTATAAAACAACTTATCCCTTCCTAGATATTGTGAACCATCTTCATACTTTGAATTAAGATACAGGTGAACACGCTTCAGTGTTTCATATTGGTTAAATGAATACCCTGGGACTACTGAAATAAAGTTATCATAAAAATCAGAAGCCTCTTGTCTAATAGTTGAAAATATACTTTCCATTCATATATTATATGTGTCAATACTATAAAAAGGCTTAAGTGAGCCACTAAGTATTATAAAACCCTTATTTATACCCAACTTCTCGAAGATTTCATGCCACTACTTTTAACATTCTTCAATAACTCATTAACTACATATTCCTCATCCTTGCCAAAGAAACTAGAAACAACTGTCGTTGCTCCTTTCTTTAAAGCGTCTCTTGTCTTCATGAAAACCTCTGTTCTTTTAATCCACCTTTGAAACACACGCTTTCTTGGTTTTATTTGAGTTTTAATATACATATACTCCTGAAGGTCTTTCACTGTGTAGTCTTTAATACTGTATCTCATCCACAACTCAGTCCATAAAGTGTTAGGAACATTAAACCTGCGTGCAAAGCGTTCAGCTGGGTCTTTTGTAAACAACTCTGATTTATCTATTCTGATAAGCATTACTTAAATTGGTTGTTTCGTGCTCTGTTCTGGTAAATCTTTGAAGCTAAATAAGTATCATTCCTAACAGGTTCTCGTACTCCCCACACTGAGAGAGCTAATGACATCACTCGGTCATCGTGCATTCCCTCTGGTACAGTTACTTTAATCTTTCCAGTATCACTCAAAGAAAACCTAAAGGATTCTAACTCTGAGAGCAGACCTTCATCATTCGGTATTTTTATTTTGTCTTGTTCCAAGAGAATAGCAAGATTGTTTAATAAGTTACTTCGAGATGTTTCTGTAAACTTAAAACCTTTGCCATCTTCTCCACCTATTCTAAGTCCTCTTGCTTTAAGGTCTTCAACAACAGGGTCTCCAATACCAGTAGAGTCTGGCCATATAAGAGCATCTCCATATTGTCTTGCTGAAACTTCAATTCGTGCTTTCTGTAGATTCCAATCAACTTGATTAAATCTATCTTGAGGATAAGCTATAAAATAATTAAGATTAAAGGGTGTGATAACGGTCCAGTCTTGATATTTAGCTAAGTCAACTCCAAGTTGGAAGTCTCCTTCAGTTGGAAGTTCCTTTTCTTTTTCATAAGTATTTTCCCTAACTCTTCTAAAGAATTGACCTGCACCATCCACAAATTCAACCTCATATTCTTGAGCATATAAAGCTTGTGGAGTATTACGCCGTATTTCCATTAGCTCTTCTTCACTAAAAATTCCTGTATCTCCCACACCCATAACACTTGTAAACCAATCCTTTGTGTTCTCTTTAGCCATTTGTAAAAGCTTCCAAGAATGATTCTTTCCTTTAGGAGTAAATACAAATGTAGCAGTGCCATCATTCTCCATGAGAACAGGTTGAAAGATTGCTGTCCATATTTGTTCTGACTGTTCAGAGTATTCATCAAACAC